CATCTGGGCCTGCGCTGCACGCATGGCCTGCTCGCCGCCACGCTGGGCTTCCTGGCGCTGCGGCTGCTGGGCCGAGGCCACGAGCACGCCCGGACCGGCCACCAGCACGGTGGCGGAAAGGGCGATCAGCAGACGACGACGGGAAAGCGGATGCATGGGGTGATCCTAGCGGACTGTGCGGCAACGTTCAAAATCCGTAAAAACCCGCGCTGTAACTTTTTTCACAGGCCTCACGAAATTGAGGCAAATTCTTGATTTTTAGGGGTGAATCCGGTCTGAACCCTGCCCCTGTTCACCCCGCCCCGTTCAGCATATTGACCGGACATATGCCGCCGCCCGCACAGCGGTTCAGGCTACCCGGGCGGCCTGCTCGCGGTTACCTGCAGGGCCTGCTCAAGCAATTGCCAATCGGCACCGGCACGGTGTGCCCCCTCACTGAGCACCTGGCGGAAGCCGCGCCCGCCCGGCTGGCCATGGAACAACCCCAGCAGGTGGCGGGTGATGTGCTTGAGTGCCAGCCCCCTGCCCAGTTGCGCCTCCACATAGGGACGCAGGGCAAGCAGCAGTTCCTCACGGCCCTGCAGCGGCTGGCCGGTCTGTGCGCAGTCCAGCGCGTGCAGCACATACGGGTCATGGTAGGCGGCGCGCCCCAGCATCACTCCGTCCAATTGCTGCATGTGCTGCTGGGCGGCCTGCACGCTGGCGATGCCGCCATTGAGCACCACCGGCAGCTCCGGGCGCTCCTGCTTCAACCGGTAGGCCCAGTCGTAGCGCAGCGGCGGGATCTCCCGGTTCTCCTTGGGCGACAGGCCCTTGAGCCACGCATTGCGCGCATGCACCACCACCATCGCCGCCCCCGCCTGCACCTGGCGGTCAACAAAGCCGGCAAACAGCGCGTAATCATTGTCCTCGTCCACGCCCAGCCGGCACTTCACCGTGACCGGGATATCGACGGCAGCCACCATCGCAGCCACGCATTCAGCTACCAGCTCCGGCTCGCGCATCAGGCAGGCACCGAACCGCCCGGCCTGGACCCGATCGGACGGGCAACCGCAGTTGAGGTTGACCTCGTCATACCCCCAGTCGGTGGCGATGCGCGCCGCCTCGGCCAGCGCCGCCGGTTCACTGCCACCCAACTGCAGGGCCAGCGGGTGCTCAACCCGGTCATAGCCCAGCAGGCGCTCGCGGTCACCGTGGATCACCGCGTTGGCATGGACCATCTCGGTATACAGCCGCGCCCCCGGTGCCAACAGGCGGTGGAACACCCGGCAATGGCGATCGGTCCAGTCCATCATCGGGGCGACCGATAGCCTCAAACCCTCCAGAACGTAAGGCTGGCGGGACTTATTGGCTTCTTTCATGGCGGTTTGAGGCTGCTGCATTTCTATCGTATTTCCGGGGGTTTCCGGGCATTGCCGCGACGGCAGTGCTACATTCGGTGCTACAAAACTGGACATGTAGCACCATGGGATCAATCTTGGCTAGGCGGCGGGCCAACGGCGCCACATCTTACACGGCGACTATCCGGCTCAAGGCCGAGGGCAAGATCGTACACAGGGAGTCGGAGACGTTTCCGACCAAGGCGCTGGCAAAAGAATGGCTGACACGGCGTGAAGCAGAGCTGGCCGGCCAGCGTGCACGAGGCGAAACCGTTGGCACGCGGATGACGGTCGCCCAGATGATCACCTGGTATTCCGGACAGATGGCGACGGACAACCCATGGGGTCGATCGAAGACAGCAGACCTCACCAGGATTGGGGACGGCCCATTGGCGGATAAGCGGGTTGATCGCCTGACCCACGCTGACTTCATTGCCTACACCCAAGGGCGCAGGAAAGCAGGAGCCGGCCCAGCGACAGCAGCCAATGATCTCATCTGGTTACGGCAGGTGCTACGCGCCGCCAAAGTCGCGCTACGTGTCCCCGTACCACTCCAGGAACTCGATGACGCTGCCGAGTACTTAAGGCAGCAGCGCCTGATTGGCAAGCCCAGACAAAGGGACAGGCGTCCCAGCGCTGCCGAGCTGCGACGGCTAGATGAGGCCTTCGCGCGCCGCGATGCCCGTTCTGAAATCCCCATGCAGGACATCATTTGGTTTGCGATCCATAGCGCCCGCCGGCAAGAAGAAATTACACGGCTACGCTGGGAAGATTTGGATACCGATAATGCCGTCTGTCGGCTCCGGGACGTAAAGCATCCGACCCACAAACTCGGCAACCACAAAGTGTTCAAGCTGCAACCAGAAGCCTTGGCAATCATCAGCCGGCAACCCAAGCGATTGATGCAGGATGGCAGCGACAACCCTTTGATCTTCCCGTTCGAAGCAAAGTCAATCGGGGCCGCCTTTACTCGCGCCTGCCATCTCCTCGAGATCAGCGACCTCCGGTTCCACGATCTTCGCCACGAAGCGACGAGTCGGTTATTCGAGGCCGGTTACGGAATCCATGAAGTTGCGCTATTCACGCTTCACGAAAGCTGGGCAACTCTCAAGCGATACACAAACCTGCGACCGGAAAACCTTCAGCACAAATAGCGAACCGACAATGAAACGGCACCTCGACCATGCGACCGACACCGTGCGGAGATGGCCCCAGCCATTCTCGGCTCATAGCCGAGCTTTCGCTTGTGCGTGCTTTTCATCCTCCAACCGCTCATTCCATCGCTTGACCAAGCGGTCCAGCGTCGTAAAGCAAAGCGGCTGGCCATTCTCCCTCAAATGGGAGACATACACTTCCGCCCTCTCTCGCATCGAACAAACGGTCGTGCTGATTGTGTTGTAAAGCATGCTTTCCTCAAGGTCGTTGGCTTCGATTCCAACCGCCATGAACTCGTAATAATTGAGGAGATACTTCACACCTTCGATCGCATTGACCTTCTCTTCTCTCAGCAGAGTCTCCAGCGTTGCGCCACCCTCTTCAACGGTCAATGAAGCAAGCCCCTGTCGCTGCAACTGAAGCATCGCTCCAGAAGAAAAATAGTCAACGTCTTCAGGCCCAATCTTGCTACCAAACGGATAGACCATCTGAACCGCATGAGCCTTCTTCAGAAACTCGCTACTCGTGCGAGTCTGCATTATCAAATTGAAGGAATTGTTTGTTCGGTGATTCTTGGACGTTGCCTGAAAATGGATGTACCACCCCATTCCGGCCGTCCAAAGCGCAGCGATAGCGGGCGGGAAATTCAAATAGCGGTCTGATAGTTCGGCAGCACCCGGACCCATCGACGCACTGATCAGATAATAGGAGCTGTAAAACGAAGCCAGCGTGACCAGGAGCAGGGCAAGAGAAGCACGGACGACCGACCAAACGCTTCTCGCCCCACCTGACATCCCGCACCTAACTAGTGCCGGCACAAAAGCATAAAGAACCACCGCGCCACCCAATGCAATGAGCCATCCCTTGAACCGCTCATAGGGCGCGTAATCACACCAATCCAATCCCGCGCATACAAGCAGGACCGCGAGAACCGAGAATGCAGCCACTTTCTCAGCCGTTTTTAAATGCTTGAGGACAGACTGTCCCTCTTCGTCCGGCGCGTACATGCCTACCCCCTGTAAGCACAAATGGAAAGAGCCCCATGATAGGGGCTCTTTCAGCAAAGCGGTACGTGTGACGTTAGATGTCGCCAGTGCTGTGGTTCGCCATTAGAACTACTCCTATCTAGAAGGAAATGAACATTGGGCTCTGACAACCCTAGCAACACTTACGTGAATTAAGTATTACAACGATACCGCAGAGTGAAGCCGCGGGATTCTAAGAGATCTTAACAACCCCGTCAAGACCGCCCGAACTGTGTTGCTTAAGAGGAATGTCTCATGTGGTGAGATGCGCCGCAAGCCCCCCCCCTCCCCTCTCCCCAGCACCCTCTGACGTGGTGCTAAGGTCTGCTCATGCCTGCTTCCTCCGTCCCCAGGTGCATATCGGACGCTGAGCTGACCGCCCTGCGGCAAGCCTTCGAGCGTTACGGTTCGGGCGATGGGTTCTGGATGGCCTTTACGGAGGTCATGGACCAGGCCGTCACCCGGCTTGGGTGCGACCGCCAGATCGTGGTTGACGAGATGCGTGGCGCATTCCAAGAGTGGTCGAAGGAAGACCCTCAGTTCCTCTGATCGGCCAGAAGCGCCGGCCGGTCGCTTGCTGATCAGGGCCTGCAGCACCACCTTCTCCCGCGACCGCCGGCGCGGCTTCACCGGCTTACTGGGTAGATCGTTTCCCCGCGCCGCGATCCAGCGCTCCACCCACCTCTTGCCCTGGCGGTGGGAGCCGGCCTTGAACCAGAAGGACCGGCCTTGCCAGTTGAGGGTGCCAGCTACCCTGCCCGCCTCCAACCGCAGCACTGCGACGGTCTGGAAGTTTAAGCACAGGTAGCAGGTGTCGGGGTTGTCGAGCCAGCGGTATAGGGCGGTGAGCATGCAGGTAACATGCCTTCACTCAGTCGCCCGGCGTGAGATCTGCGGCACAAGCTATTGACGGCCTAGTAAGGCGCGTGGCAAAAATGGAACCGCGCCAGAAATGAGTGGCGTAGTAACGCAGGCACCGGGGCCAGAGGCCCTGCCTAGCGAACGCTTTTCCCGGCAGCGCCGGGAGGTCTCCTGCGACGAGCCATAGGCCGGACAGGACTCTTAATTTTCCTCATAAGAGTCCATTGCTATGTCTGGAACAATCCCGAAGGTCCGCAGGGCCGCGTTTCAACGCCAGGACGGCCTGTGCTTCTATTGCCGCCGGCCAATGTGGCAGAACCACTTACACCATTTCGCCTCGGGAAACTGCCTCACCAAAGCTCAGGCGCGGAAAAGGCGGTGCACTGCAGAGCACCTCCTTGCCAAGTGCGATGGCGGGTCAGACAACCTCTCCAACATTGCGGCCGCATGTTCCTACTGCAACGAGCGGCGGCACCAGTTGGCAACACCCCCAACTCCAGATGAATACCGTGCCTATGTGCTGCAAGAGTTGCAGGCAGGAAGATGGTCGGCCTGACACTACGCAGCACTATTGTCCTTGCAGAACTGATGCCGCTTGTCGTCAAAGATGGCGTACAGCGCCTGCAGGTCGGCAGGGTCTGGATTGAGCCAGGCCTGCACATGCTCGGGGTTGATGTTGATGATCGTGCGGTCGTGGCCAGCAGCGGCAACTTCGGGCTAAGGGTCATCCGTGACCGCCGCGAAGCAGAGCATGTCCGGCTCGACGCCATCAGGGTCAACCCAGTTCGCCCACAAACACGCAACGAACATTGTTTGAACTGAATACTGCCCGGTGAAGATGATCCTTTCGGGCGTCAGCCACTGCAGAGGGCCGTCAGCGGCCTGCTTGCACGCCTATGAAGCAACTACACGAAAGTTGAGGCCTGACAGCCACGCTGAATTGGGAGAGTGAGACTTCGAGCGCCGGTTTAACACGTCGGTCAGGATCGTGGGCCTACCGTGAAAAAAACAGGGGCAGGATGCACCGGAGGGCGTATGGGATACAGCGCGCAATATCTAACCGACGACGAGTGGATGAGCCTGCACGACGCCTACTTGGCAAATGGATGTGGACCGGTCTTCTGGCAGGTCTACCAAGAGCTTCAAATCACGGCACTGAAAAGGACAGGCGATTCCTGTGTAAAGGTCGCGAATGAAATGGCCAGAATTGCTGAAAAGATGGGCGCAACCAGGAACGCGCTGTTCGTCTAGAACAATGTGACGCGCGTCACCCTCGGATTGACGGCTATTTCACTATCTCCCCTCAATGATCTCACTGATCTCCGAGCCAGGTCGGAGAGGCCCTCACCTATACCAACGTGGAGAACATTCATGGGATCTGTTGCGATGTGGCTGGAAGGACCCGGACAAGAACGTCGCTCGGTGAAGCTTTTATCTACCGAATCGAAGCACTTGAAAGCAGGGCTCAGCGACGGGATCAGGTTCTCTCGTCCCCGCGGCCAAGATATAGAACTGCGCACTCTGATAGACGAAAGCGGAAAAATTGCGAAGCAAACCGATTTCGACGGATTCAGGTTCAAGTACCAAGACTCCGATATCCAATGGAGTCTGGTATTCGGATGATGCGAAGCGAGCCCGGATAACCACCCGGGCTCTTTTTTTTAAGGCTTCACAACGCCCCCTCATTTGTGCAACTGTGCGCATCCTTTACCCCTGATCATTTGCCATGACCTACAAGGCAGTTGCGTACATAAGCACGGCTATTTCGGGGTTGACCGCAGACCAGTTGGACCACCTCTTGGTCGACGCGCGTGCCCACAATCAGATTGCAGGCGTGACGGGAGTTCTGCTGTACGACGGAAAGCGGTTCTTCCAGTATTTCGAAGGGCCAACGGAAGGGGTTGAACGCATCTACGGTCGGATACGCTCATCGGCTTTACATCACGACCTGATAGAGCTTCACCATTACCCCATCGAGTTCCCTTACTTCACACAATGGAACATGGGTTGCAAAGAGGTAGAGGACAGCGTGCTTCAGAAGATCAGCACACAGCATTGGATGCGTGAGGCCGATCATCTCCAGGAGCTTGATGGCGAAATCGGATCGCCAGCACTCCACGATCTCGTCGAGTTTTGGTCTCAGCTGCAAACTGAAGCTACTCCTCCGTAGCTCCTGGCCGTGGGGCGCGCAACCTCACAATTGCCGGGACTCAATCATATGCTCCCAACCATCGCGCAACGGCTCGGCGAGGTAGTCGGAGGGCCCATAAAAAAGCCCACCAGTCGCCGGGAAACGACTGGTGGGCAGTGGTGAGTTTTGCTCACCCGTCATGCGCAGCTACTTCTGAGGAGGGCGGCAACCCGCAGCTGCTGAGGACATATGTACTTTCCCATTTCACCACTTAAAAGGGCATCAGGGAGCGTGAAGTCATTGTGACCGGGTAAGAGACGCAGGTTCCAGAACAACAGTACGGGCCTATGTCTTCGCATACCGGTAACCAACCGTGTGCCCAGACTGCGAATACAGGGGCATCCATCGGAGATGCATTCGTGAATGATTTGCAGATGTTCCTTGAAGGGCCGGGCTTGGAGCGCAGGCCTGTAACACTGTTCGCCACCAGTAAGGTTTCAATTGTCACCCGCTTCAGGGGAGCTTCAACGGTAGTGGATGGCCAGATCCTCGTAGACGCGGATGGGCAGATGGCAACGCAGGTGGACGTAGACGGTTTACGCTACCAATTCCAGCGTTCTCCCGTCATTTGGTCACTGCTGTACGGATAAAAAAGCCCGGCGTACCGGGCCCGGTTCTACTCCCCAGTAGAGGGGGCGGATCATGACCACCGCCCCCAATTCAGTCAAGCACTTCTGCGAAGTCCGAGCGGAGATAGGCCGGCTTGCTCTGAGGGCCTAAAGCAAACCGAGCTGCAAAGGGGGATATATAAGGTCCTCGCCTACCGCTTGAGCCATCGGATTGAGGTGGTGCGATTCAGGCGCTCGTTCGGTCTGGATATGCAGGACTTGGTACCCCCGGTGTACCAAGAGGTCCGAAATCAAGCGCCGATGGCAGCGCCACCACAACAGCTCTGCACACATCAGCGCCGTGCGCCCTTGCGCAGCTGCAGCCAAGGCTTGCTCAAGCCCGTTCGCAAATTCCGCGCTGGCCATGTGATCCGCATACCCCTGGAATGACGAATTTCTCCACCCGCCGTTCGGCGACCCCGGCAGCACTGATCGCCGCCCTCCTAATTGAGGAATCCACTTGTAGCCAACGCCGTCCCGGGGCAACTGCTCGCTCATCGCGTCGCTACCGAACCAAGGAAACTTTCGAGAGCCAGGGAACCGCCTGACGTCAACCAGAGTGGTGATCTCGTGGACTCGTAGGACTTCCCGAAAAGCCTCCCAAGTGCGTGTGGAATGACCTACCGTCCAAAGCACCGAGGCCCCATCGCGAGGAGCCCGCTTGGCGCTGCCGTAGGCCGGACCCGCAGCATTCATAGCGGCGCTTGACACCCCGAATGAATCGGCCACACGAGGCTTTCTGTGTCAAAGCCCTGGCACTCAGCTATCCGCAGCCACTTGCGTGCTTCCGATGGCTCCATCACCGGACTTCGATGCAGAAGCACTAGACCTTGGCGTCGCGGCTCGCCAATCAAAGCCGTTCGGTAATCAACGTCAACCTTGACCACGAACACCCTGCCGGAGAGAAAGGGCAACCAATGCAGTGTCTCCGGATAGGAAATCTCCAAAAGTGAACCTGAGGAATCTTGCGGCGTGGCCACACCGTGGAAGGTACGATTCCCCAACACTGGATGATCAAATGAACTCAGCAAATCAATCGAGCCATCCGCACCGCGTGAATGGTCTACAAGCACATCTCGGAGACCTTGGTCGTCAGCACTCTGCGGTTTACGGCAGATTTCGTACCAGCGTCCCATATATAGATCCAAATCTACGTACGGCGCTCGCCACAGTTCCGTTTGCACAATGCTCTCTCCTTGTTAACCTAAAGTCATTAGGACTTCGCTGTCCGAAACGGACTGTGACGGTTGACCTGCAGGAATTCACAGAAGCCACCGACCCTCTGCTGATGGCTTCACCGTAACGGCGACCTGACGACTTGAGTCAACCTCCACTGTCGCCGCCCGTTTCAATGCCGAAGTGCGCCGCAGCCCGGTGCGTGTACGCAGCCTTGATGCCAGCCACTATGACCGCCGCTGGCAAGGGGTCCGCAGCCCCCACGTAGTAACTATCCCCCAGCACCTGGGCAATCGAATTCTCGATCACGGGGCCCAGGCTTTCCGCCCGCTTCACGTTCCCAATGTAGTGCCACCATTGCGTGTGCCAGAGCACTTTCCCTTCAGTGCTAGGCGAGCCGTCCTCGTTCGGCGTGAAAAAGATCTCTGCACGCCGACAGAACAGCACGTCACGGTTGTTCTCGTCGTAGACGCGCTGCACGTCTCCCTGCTCGTTGAGCTGGACCTCTGACTCCGTTTTCTTCCCTCATTGCTCTGTGGCGATGATCGCCAAATTTTGGGTGGTAGTGATCGAGTTGATCGTCCCAGGATGCGACACCGACTGGGATGTATAGCCCGTAATTACAGCTCGATAGGTGACCTGCTGCCCCGCCGGTGAAGTATCGTTGACTGTGAGCGCGCCACCCCACCGCGAGTTCGCCCTATCGGGTGCATCGCCCTCGTTGAAAATATCCACCATGCCCGCAGCGTTGAGCGTTTGCCAAAGCGTCTCTGCTGCCGACCCGATCTTCCGATAGAGCCTGATCGTGGCGGTGTTTTCCCCGGCCCCTGCAGTGAATCCGGAAGTTCCGTATGCATTGCTCACATAGGCCATTGTTCGGCTGAAGCTCAGGACGACGCTTCGTGTGTTGCCGTTTGTGTCGAACGGGCCATTGATCAACTCGGTTCCCGTTGTCACCGTCGTAGTGGTTTGGACCGCGTTCTTCAAAGTGCCTGCAGACAGTGAGCCGCCGAAGTAGCCGCCACCAGAGGTATCGAGGTGAAAAAGACCATTCGACTTAGTGCAGTTTGCCGCGCCCACGTTGGGTCCATACCACATCACCAGGTCACCAGAACCGAACGAATGGCCCAGCACCAACTGCGCCGAGCCCTTCCATATCCGCAGGTAGCCGTCCAGCCACTCCATGCCCATCCCGGTCAGCTTTGAGACGACCCGGAACACGCTCGCCAGAATGCTGTAGCTGCTGCGAACTCCATCGTTCTCGCTGACGGTGCCGCTGATGTTCCCGTCAACATCCAGTACGTTTGTGACCTTCGCGCGGGCAATCTCTCCCTCTTCTCCGATAAGCTCCGCACTCACGTCATCGACATACACCGCAGTGTTGGCGTTGTTGTTCAAGCACTGCATTGCGAACTGCATGATCGTCACACCGGTGGGCACGGTGTAAACCTCTGTCAACTTTTGCCATGTTGATGACAGCGAGGTAACCGGAGAGGACGCTCCGATTGCCACGTAGGGATTGGTGCCATCTGTCCGGTACGTCCGGGCACTAACTCGGATGTAGCCAGCACTTGTCGGCACCGAGCCGGTAATACGTGCCCAATACGTCACACGAATTTTCTGCCCGGTCTTGACCCTCAACCATGAGTTGTTGAACACGCTGGCAGCCGATGCGATGCCAGGGTTGAACCGAAGACTACGCAAGCCACTGCGATAAGTATCTGCCCAATACTGGGCCGTCGATGGCAAGTTGTAGCTGGGTTGATCCACAGTTGAAGACGAACCCCAACCCTTACTACCCTCAAAACCCCCATCCACAAGACCAATGCTGTTGGTCGTTGCGGAGACTTCCATCAAGTTGGTTATAGAAGCATTGGCACCATCTGCAGTGGCCTTAACTTGCGTCAGTTGTGATGCCACTGCGCCAGTTGCGTCAGCCGCAGCAGTCTCTGCTGCCACAACGCGTGCTTCGTTTGCCAGCTTGTCTGTTCCGGCAGGCACGCGGGCTTCGATTACAGCCGTGCGCATGCCAAGTGCTTCGTCACGACTAACCGATGCAGTCTCAACGGTGCTAACGGATGCAGCAGTGGCAAGCTCACCACTGCCAGCTGGCTGGCGTGCTTCGACGATCCCAAGGCGAACGGACGTTGCAGCAATGTCCTGCCCCTGCTGGGTTACGGTGTTGCTTACCGTGGCCAGGCTCTGCGCGATTGCGGCTCCGGTTGCGGTTTCCACGTTCACCTGCACGTCGTCAAGCAGTATCACGCCAGCGGTAAGGCCCTGGACGTACAGGATCACACGCGCGCTTGCTGCACCTGCGAGTGGCGTGTGCCATCCGGACACTATGTTCTGCCCCCATTGCCAGGTTCCACCAGTTGCCGTGAACCACGGGATATAGGAATTAGCAATCTGTGCACCGTTTGCATCGTAGTAACGCAAACCGATTCGCACCTGCGTGCCTTCGGGTGGGGCCCCAGCCGTCCTGGAATCGAGCGACAGCCAAATGCGCTTAACACCCTGTAGTGAGAACTGCTGTGCGTTATACATGATGCGGTTTGGCGCATCAGGCCCACCGGACATGCGCACGGAGTACTTGCCCTGGGCTGCGTAGCTATCAGTGAACGTGGTAGCTGCAGGCAGCGTGTTATTGCTGCCGAGAATGTCAGTACCCCAGCCGATGTTTCCAGCGACGGTCTCAAAGGATGGGTTCTGCACAGCGATAACGTTGCCGATTGCCGCAGACAGCTTGGAAATACTGTCAGCGTTTGCTGTGACCTTGCCGTCAACAAGCGCGACACTTGCCTGCACCGCATCAACTGCAGCACCTGTTGCCAAGACGCCAGTTCCCGACGGAACCCGCGCTTCGACGGTCCCAAGGCGCGTGGACACTGCAGATATATCTTGCCCTTGCTGCGTCACGGTGTTGCTAAGCGCGGCAAGGCTTTGTGCAGTAGCCGCGGCGGTGTCACCAACCTTGCTCACTTGAACATCGTCAACCGCCCACGCGCCAACCGTGTGATTGGTTTGGATGTAGAGGATTCCGTAAGCCGTACCGGCTGGCGGCTGCGGCAGCTTGCCTACCACCTTCGCCCACCGCCCGACCGGCGTTAGCTGCTGCGCGGTTGTTGCGACAGCACCGTTGCTGCTCCCGTCAGCCTTTCGCCATGCGACTGACAGACGTACGTATCCGTCTGGACTAGGCGCACCCATAGACCCGCACCAGAACGACAAATCAACGTCATCCCCGACCGCGACAGTAACTTTGGAACGGTTGTAGATCGCACCTTGCCCGCCACCCTCAATCCGCAAATGGCGTGCACCGCTATGCGGGTCCGTGGTGACGTATCTGTAGCCAGTGGGAATCGTGTCCAGATCGGACGACGGCGAGCCATTCCAGCCGGTATCCAATTCGAACGACGGATTGAACAAAGTGAGTGCTGAGCCAACAGCTGCAGTAAGCCGCTGAATACTGTCAGTGTTTGCGGTGACCTTGCCATCAACCGTGTTGACGTTCGCCTGCACTGCATCAACAGCTGCAGCAGTTGCCAGCGCGCCACCGCCAGCGGGCAACCGAGATTCGATGGCGGTCGTGCGCGATGCGTTAGCTTCATCACCACTTGCACGCGCGGAAGCTTCTGCGGTTACCGATGCTTCGGTAGCCACTTTGCCGCTACCAGCAGGCATGCGGGCCTGCAAGTTCGAAACGTCGGTTGCGATGACGCCTTCGGCGGCGATGCGAACTTGGCGTTCCTGATAGAGCAAGCCAGACTGCAGCTGCGCCGGATCGGTGCCCGTGTAGTTGCCACGAACCTGCACGCCAAGCGCAGTGCGCTGCGTGGCTTCGGCCGCGTCGCCACTGATACGCGCAGTACGTTCCTCCTGCAGCGCCGCAGCAGAAGCACCAGGCGAAGGACGGCCCAGCGCAATCCAGTCATATTCGACATAGTTCCCCGCACTGGTCATGCCCGAGTACGGATAGATGCGCACGCGCGTAACACCCGCAGGCCAAGGAATGTCCTTTACATCGATTGTGGCAATGCCGTTGGCGTCGAAAGTGGGCTCGGGAATCGATACCTGCTTTGCGGTGTCATAAGTCTGATCGGCAGCGGTGATCCACCGCAACCAACCACGCCACACGCCAGGGTTGCCAGCCTTGCGCAGGCGGAACTTGACGTAGCGGTACGCCGTTGAGTCGAACGCCAGCAGGGGCGATTGCACGTTCTGCGTGGAGTTCGCGCTGAAATCCGGACGTAGCCAGCCATCAACAACGGTGATTCCAGAACCGCTAACCGCTGTCCAACCCTCGACATTGTTATCGAAGTACCAAATGCCGCCGCCAGTGTCGAACTGCTCACCTGTGCCAGCGCTGATCGTAGCCAACTGGTTTGAGAACGATTCGTCAGCACTCTGTCGAATCGTGGCTTCGGTTGTGATCTTCGCTTCAAGGGCAAGCGTCGCGTTCAACAGGTTATCCGCAGCCGTAGCCGCAGAGGCATTGATTGCGCTGGTGCGTGCGGTTGCTTCGGCGGCAAATCCGGCAGCACGCGCGGTCTGTTCTGCGAGGATCGCGTTACCACGGTTGGTCTGTTCGGTTGCGATTGCGGCCGCTCGTGCTGCCGACTCTTCGGCAACAGCCGTCGCGTTGTCCAGGTCACCCTGCACGCGGTCAGCTTTTTCCTGGTCAAACTTCTGCTGCTGTGCGACCTGCTCCTGCGTGATTGCGTCAAGGTCTTCGCCGATGCCTTCCAGCTGCTCACCCAGATTTCCCTCAAGTGTGCGGGTGACCGTTCGCGCGCCTGTAGACAGAACGCCGTTGCTGTTCCGAGTGCGGCAAGAGAATGTCCATGTCCCGGCCTCCGGCACTACAACCTCAAACGGGGCCGTGTGATAGCCAGTGTCTCCAACCGGCGTCATATCCTCCCAAACCGGCGACGACACGCTGCCCGCGATGTACCGGATCTCGACGCCAGCGAAGTCCGGGGACTGGATCGTTTCGGCCAGCCATCCCCATGTATACAGACGCACGCCGCCACTGCGCTGCTCAACGTCAAACAGATCGACCAGTTCCGGGGGAAGATCGGCACCGGCGGTTATATAGGTTGCCGACACAGCGACGCCCGGCTCACCATCTGGCGAGAACGGGCGGACAACAATGTTGTACGCACCGGCAGACGGGATGCGCCAAGTCGCCATGCGCGTCTGGGTCTGGGCCACCTCCTCCAGCTCCTGGCCATCGATGGCAGCGCGCACGACAACGTTGCCGACCGGGCCGGACACGTCGAACGTGGCGGTCAGCTCGGTGAAGGTGGTGTTGCCCTGGACGACCTGCTGCTCCGTCACACGCAGATTCGAAGCTACGGGCCGGGTCTGGAGCAGGGAGCCGCTTGGCGACGGGACATAGTCGCCCGTAAGGACGTAGTTCCAGAACTCCGCGCCCTCTTGGACAACGCGCACGCTTGCGCCTTTCAGGTCCGACTCCGGCTCCACGCTCACGACGCGCACGCGCAAGCCCGGGGTCTGCTTGAAGTCGTAGATCCAGAGCGTGTCGTGTGCTGGGTTGTTCGGCATAGCGCCCGGCACGGCCGCATCAGACGGCCACTCGTCCAGCAGCTCGATGGTGTCGGATTCCCCGGTAAATGGCTTGACCTTCAGCACCCGATACACCCGCTCACCAGGAATACGCAGACCGATGTAGCCCACGCCGCTTGGCGGTGCTGGTACAGGCTCGTCCAGGCGCAGGGTCACCGTTCCTGCACTGGCGGCGGCAGCCACGACGCGGCCGCCAGTGCCCCATTGCGTCATGTCGTGCTGCATGGCCAGCACCGACAGCCGCTGGTAGCTCAGGTGCTCAATGTCCGTGCTGTAACTAATGTCCTTGTACTGGTACAGCGACTGGGCAAGGTGCCAGCGCGCCATGCGGGCGGCATGCTCCTCGGTGGTTACACCCTCGCCCGTGACCTGGGCCGGGTTGAGCATCGTGATCACGCCGGGAGCGGGCACGCGCAGCGTCTTGGTTTCCCACGTCGCATCATCGATGTACGTGTATTCGATACCGTCAGCGGCGTTGCTCAGGCTGTAATCAACCTGAAACTGGCCCTTCTTGATCGTGCCCATGTTGACCACACCAGACAGCGGCTGGTCCTGCGCGGCCCAGACGACGCCCAGGCGACCACCGGCCCAGGTGATCTGCGCGAAGCCGGCCAACGCGATGGCCGAAAGCACCTGGTCGTGGTTGCGCGCATCCTTGATCAGGAAGTCGTAGCGGTAGCCGTTGGCAGCGCAGTGAAGCGAGAAAGCCTTCAGGGACTCGATGTCGATCTGCCCGTCCGACAAGGCCATGCCTCCCAGCAGCCGGCCCTCCCGAACGATACCGCGGGCATAGGCGAGGATCTGTGCGCCCGGGTTGCTGGTCTCCTGCGTCACCCACTCGGTACCGGTCCAGACCGGGATCGGGTCAGCATGGCCGATCGCGCGCAGCTCGTCCGGGGAGCCATTGAGCTGGCCGGTGGCCTTCAGCTTCACGCCGGTGCGGGAAATGCCGGTGTAATCGGCATCATCCACCTGCACGCTGGTGAGCGTGGTCCAGGCAAACACCGCCTGGGCTCCGCTGCCGTTGGTATTGAGGCCCGCGGTGCGCACACGCACGTCGAACTGGCCGCGCGCCACATCCTTGGCAAAGCCGACGCGGTGCAGCTTAGTCGTGTTGCTGTTGAGGGTGTAGCTCCCAAAGCTCAGCCAGCTGGTGGTACCGGTCGGCCGGTACTGGATCTCGACGCGCTCGGCGTTGTTCTTATCCTTGCCCTTGCTGGTTTTGTCGTACAGCTGGTATTCGATCGCCACGACCAGCCGAGCAGTATCGGGGGAGCCCGTACGCTCTACCCACGCGGAGGGCTGATGCTTCGGGTCGCTGCCGGTGTCGATCAGCTGGCCGCCGTCGATCACGTCGGCATTGCTATACAGGGGGATGGCCTGCTCCGGCATCTGGCTGTAGCCGGCGTGGAAGACCTGCGCCCCCTCGTAGGTGCCGAGCAACGTGTCGCCGTTGTAGAACTCCTCCACTCGGCCGACGTTGATGCCCGCGCACAGCAGCATTCCCAAGTACTGGTCGTTGCCCTCGTACCAGGTGTACGGCTTGCTCAGCAGGTCAGGCGTCACGCGCACGCGCCCGAACAGCAGCGGCAGTGGATCGTAGGGGCGCAGCTGGTTGCGCGCGCCAGTGATCGAGTAGACCGAGTCCTGCTGCTGGCCAACGGCCTTGGGCGGCTTGGGGGCCAGCACCTTATTGATCAGCATCGACCCGGCAATGTAGACCGCCGACTGCACGGCCAACGTGCCCAGCGCCGTCGACGTGCCCAGGGTGAAGCCAGCGATCGCGCCGCCGCCGAAGGTGAAGTAGGTCAGCGCGATCATGGCCACGACGGCCAGCGCGGAGCGTCCGACGCCACCGCGCACCTCGATCACCTGCCCGGCCTTCGGGTGGACGTGATGCCACAGGTGGCGTTCCACCACCACGCCGCCGATAGAAACAGCCCACGGCTGCCCGTCCAGCTCGGGCACGTTGCGCATCAGCAGGGCGTACAGGCTCTCGCCCGGTCGCGCCTCCCACACCGTGTTCCGCTGGCCGTCCAGCAGCATCGGGTGCGGCGTGACGATCAGCTGCCCGGGTTCGGCGCGCGGCAGTTCCATCAGACCCATGTGTAGTAGCCCTCAATCTTGAGCCCGAAGTCGGGCAGTTCGCGGACGCGGTGCAGGATGCTGCAGCCGGTCTTCTCATTTGCGTGTAGCACCCACAGCTCGTGGGCGAGGTAAAAGAAAACCCCGGCGTGGCCGGGGCGCTTCTGTCCGTGTTCGATCATCAGGACCAGGTCACCGTCCTGCGGCGCTTCTGTTCGTCGCGCGTACGGCCTCGACAACTCGCCGATGGCGGCCTGTCCCTCGGCACCGCGCGGGCGGTGCCCGGGCATCTGAATTTGCCGCCCGAACAGCTCGCGCTGCACCAGCACTACCAGGTCGGCACAGTCGAAGGTGCCCTGGTCGTAGGGAATCAGCGTGAAGCGCTCAACGTCGGCCAGGCGCATCAGAACGCCCCCGGGGCGGTGAACGGGTTGTAGCGCAGGCGCACGGCCTGCTGCCGCATCAGGGCGTCGTAGCCGCAGCTGGCTGTGGCGGTGCGCGTGTTCACCGATACCTGGGTGATCGGCAGGATGTATATCCGCTCGATCACGTTGGGGTCTGCCCGGTCGCTGATCATCAACTTAGCCTGCACAACGTCGTAGGGCTGCAGTCGCTCCAGATCCTGGGTGATGCCCCGCCCGATGTTGTCCAGCGTCAGGACCGCCCGGGGTGTCTGCCCGGACACGTCGTCCGGCAGCTTGAAGCCGAACGGCACGCCGATGTACTCCACGCCGTTGCTCACCCAGTTTCGAGTATCGTTGACGATGCGCAGGGTGTCGGTGAAGGACGGCGCTGACACCTCCAAGAACAGCAGCACGCCGGCAAGGTCGGTGACGCGCTGCCGGCGCTCCAGGAACGTGCTCATCGCAGGTACTCCACAACGACATCCATGCGATAGTCGCCCGCTTCCTTCTCATCAGGCGCGAGCTGCCCGAGCGCCCCACCCTCAAACCGGGCGGTAACGGTCTGCCCGGTGAACGGATGGACCATGGTGAACCAACCAATGCGGCCGATCTCGTCGAAGTACCAATCCTCGAAGATCAGGACAGCATCCATACCGGTGAAGTAGAGCGTCATGCTCTGTTTCATCAATACCTGGCTGTTCTCCAGCCGCTGCTTTGGCACGCCCCGCTCCATTTCCGTGCGAAGGACCGAGGGATCGAACGAGCGCCCCTGGCCATCGAAGACCACCCGGGCCACAGAAGGCATCGACGCCATTACACCCCCTCCGAAAGGCCGAAACGGCCCTTCATTCCGGCATACAACTGCCCTTGTCCACCTCCGACCTGCGCGCCCAGGTACTTGTCCACCTCGCCGAGCATGACCTCGATGTCAAAGCCACCCGACGCGTTCCTCGACGCGGATGCAGTCGTGCCCTGCGGCGCATTCCCAACGTTAACGTTGATGCCTCCCAGCACCCCCATAGCAGGCGCACCACCTCCGACCACACCACCGTCGGCGTACGCACGCACCCCGCGGCGCATGGCTTCCACGATTCCTACACCCCCTGCACGCGCAATGTCGGCCTGCGACCAGACCACCTCCCCCTTGTGCACGATGCCGGCCGGTTCGAACTTGCCACCGGGTCCGGTGTAGCCCCCCTCCGCTTTGCCGTTGCGCAGCAGCTTCTGCATCACGCTGGCGAACATCCCACCGGTTCCGGTTGCCCCCGCGGCCGCCGCTGCGCCACCGGAGAGAAGTCCATCGAACAGCGTCTCTCCAATTCCGGAGATGGCCTTCTTGATCTGGATGCGTGCCAGATCCGCCAGAATGGACTTGGTCATGTCCGAGAAGCTGACCTTCCCGGTCTCGGTGAACCGCACCCACACGTCCTCCAGACCGCTGAACACCGAGCCCACGACACCGCCCATCTGCTTGGCGGCGTTGCCGGCCGCTTCCTGGTAGTTCGCCCATGCCCCCTTGGCCCCGAGCAGCCAGTTGCCCTCGGCCTCTTGCAGTTCGGCGTAGCCGTCGCGGATGGCCAGCACCCGGTCCAACGTCATGGCGTCCTGAATGGCCTTTTGCTCGCTGTAGGTCTTCTCATCGAGCTGCCCAGCGCTGCGCTGCAGGGCCAACTGGCGCAGCTTCTCTGCGCTGTCGGCGTAAGCGTCGTTGATCTGTTGCTGGATCTCGTACTCGCGGTCACCCAGGCCCACCTGGGCGACACGAGCCTGCATTTGCCGTCTCAGCGCCTCATTGCTGGCTTCCAGCGCAGCGCCGTACGCCGCGACAACGCTCGCTCGCGTCTTCTCGCTCGCGGCCTCCTCTGTCGCCAGGACCTCGAGCTTTGACGCGCCTTCCGTGCGCACCTTGGCCAACCGGGCCTCAAGCTCGGACCGCTGGCGCTGGACAGCAATGGCATCGCGTCCCGCTGCGCTGTGGCGACCGAGGAACGCGATCTGCCCCTCCAGGGAACGTGTCTCCGCATCGGCACCCTGCTGGATCAATTCGCGCATGTGCCGGTAGTAGTCATCCGCACTGATCTGCCTGGCGGCGAACTGAGCGCGCAGAGACTGGGTTCCGGCCGCAATCCCGGCTTGCTCTACGGCGAGTTCGTCCTTGTAGCCCTGCAGGCCCGCAGCGCGGCTTGCCGAGGCCATGGCCGCTCCGGACGGGGACCGTTCACGGTACTTTCGCTCGATCGCGGCCACGGCCTGAGCGCGCTGCGCTTCGAGGCTTTCAGCGAGCTGCAGCTCGCCGGCGAGCTTGGCGTCGGCCACGCCCTTGTCGATCTTGGTGTTGATCGCCTTGATCGCGTCAGCGCGCTGTTGCGCCTTCGACTCTTGGGACGAAATCAGCCTGTCGTTCTCGATAGCAAGCTCGTTGGCGGATTGCCGCGCCGACCGCTTTTCGGCATCAACGCGCTCCCTCTCCATCTGCTGATTCAGCTCTTTGATGCGGTCATAGCGAGCCTGTACGTCCGCACGCAATTTGGGAACCGCGTCCTCACTGCCAGGGATGCGTGAATTGCTTGCGTTGGCGATGTTGTTCAGATCGCGTTGGTTGTCCGCAATGAGCTTTTGCAGCTCTTGAGCAGCGGTCAAATTACGACCCATGCCCATCATTTCGTCCCAGGCCTCGGACGCACCTATTTTGACGTACTTCCAAGCCGTCTCCAGCGTCCCCAAGTTCTGCTCCACCTTACGAGCAGCCTCAATTGTTGCTTCGGCGTAGGTCCTCGTCGCGAGCGCCTGGGCCTCCTGCTCCCGGCCCTGCTCCTGAAGTGACTTGATTTGCTCGTAGACGGTAAAGGTAAGGAAGTGCTGCGACTCGTTCAGCTCCTGGATCGCCTTAACCGGGTCCTCCGAAAGTTCAACGAAGCTGGCAATAGTGTCGTCGATCGATTGCCCGGTTGCGCGCTGCATCGCATCGGCTGCTTCTGCAACGATGGCAAAGTTCTCGGAGGAGATGCGCCCGGTCGAAGCCACAGCAGCCAATGCCCGAGAAGCGCTGGCCTGAGTTGACGCTGAGCTGGCATCGATCTGCTGAGCCATCGTCGCAAGCTGTGAGGCCGTCACGCCCGCACTGTCGCCCGTCTTCGCCAGAGCCTTCTCGAACTGGTTGGACTCCTGAGCTCCCTTGTAGGCGGCGAGGCCCAGCGTGGCCAGGGAGACAGCCAGAACGGATGCCGGGTTGATCATTCCGATCACGGCGGACGATACCCCTTTCAACGCCGGTGCCACCCCGCCAAAGCTGTCTTTGATCTGGCCGCCCTGCTGCACCAGCACCGTGAAGAACGGCATGCCGCCCTGCAGACTGGTGAAGATGTCCGTGAACTGCGCCGGGAGCTGGCGCATCGCCTGCGCTGTCTGGCCAGCGGAGATACCCAGGTCGCCGATGGGGTTCTTGGCCGGCAACGGACGACCAGCTTCGCTGCGCACTTCGCGCAGCTGGCGGGTGAGCATGCCCAGACCCTGCCGGATGTCGGCAAGGTCTGCGCTGATGCGCACGCGCAGGTTTGCAGATGGCTCTGCCATGGGGGTACTCCTATGGGCGTGCCGGGTCGGGCCCGGTCATCAGGGTTTGGTACTGCTGCCAGGCGGCAGCATCGGCGCCGAAGGCGATCCGGACGGCCAGAGCCAAGTCCGCCAGACGCTGGCGCTCGTCCCGGGCCGCAGCTGCGGTGAAACCCCGCAGCTGGGCCAACGTGAAGCGCATGACATCGGTGCGCGTGTGGCCGCGCGAGATCAGGTACTGGACGAGTTCGGCGGTGTCGGGAACGCGACCGCCTCCCTCACCGCCACCACCATCGTCCGCAGCCGGCGGGCGAAAAAATCCTTGTTGAGGCCCGCCACCGCCTCGAGCAACTGCGCCACTTCGTCCAGAGTGCCGCCCGCCACCCACTGCGGCTCCCGGTCCACGGCCACGGCCAGTGCCGCGGCGATCTCGTTGCCGTCCTGCTCGAGCAGATCCAGCACGATCGCACCCGCTTCAACGTCCTTTGCGCTGTCCAGCACGCCTGCCAGCAGGGCGATGCGTGCAATGACAGTTCGGCTTGCTCCGATGAATGGGCCCAACTGCTCCAGGCGCAGCGGCTGCACCTGGAGCAGTTCATTGCGGAACTGCACCGACCGCGTGGGCGGGTTCAGCACCTCGTCCCCGGTCGGTGCGTTGCCATCGTCACGTCCGGCCATCGTCACTTCTCCTGCTGCCAGTTGAAGTAGGCCGACTTGTCGGTACCGGTGGCCTTGCCCGGGTCCTTGTTGACCTTGCCCGAGACCGAGCCGGCGCCGTGCTCGTTTCCGATCAGGCCCATGCTCTCGATGACGCCGCCCGAGACCTTGTGGAAGACCGCGCGCACGACCTTGCCGCCTCGCGCCTCGTTCGCGCCGTAGAACTGGACCTCATAGAACTTCTGGGCCGTAACGGCGGCCTCGACGTGACCCAGGGCGGCGTTCTTGTAGCTGACCTTGATGTTGGCCGCGCCATTGACCGGTGCCGGGATCGTGGAGCCGGCAGGAGTGAACAACATGCCGCGTTCGAAGCGGTAGTCCTTCCCGGCCTCGTACGGGGTCGAGCCAGAGGCAGGCTTCACCGCGGTGATCTCCGATGCAATGAGCGACAGCGGCGTATAGGCGCCAACCGTGGCCACCGCATCCTCGTCCACGACCGTGCTGGCAGCGATGTCGCTTGCCTTGCCGCGCGTGGCGCGTGCGAAGTTGGCCGGGTTGAAGTCGTGGAAGGTGTAGCTCAGCGTGTAGCCGGTGACGCGATCGACGCTGTTGGCCACGCCGCCGCCGGGGTTCTGGCTGTCGGCCAGTTCGATGGTGTTGGTCTGGGCGGCAGTGGTGAAGGCGGAGACGTTTCCGACCTCCTCGAACGGCAGTTTGGTGCCCCACTCACGAATGAGGACGATGCCGCTACCCAGGTAGCTGTAATCTTCGGCCATGTTGGCTCTCCAGTTGGGTTGCCGCTGCGCGGCGGGTTACTTCTTGGGGATGTGGGATTGGTAGGTCATCAGCACGCCCACCCAGCCCGCGCCGGCCTTCTCCGGCAGCAACGGCTCCATGCCGACGTACACGGGCACCTGGTGGCTTGGCGGGTAGTTGCGCGCGGTCGCGTTGTTGTCGAGCGCGGCCTCGATGTCGCTGATCAGGTCGTCGAGGACTTCCTGGTACTTCTCGGTGTCGGCCGGCACCTTGGCCATCACGCTGACGGTGGTCAGGCGGTGGGTGTTCACCTTCGCCGGGTCGGTGGCGCGCTGCTGCTTCTCGATCACCGCGGTGAGCACCGCCTCGGTGTCCTGATCGCCGGGACCAGGCTCCAGCGTCCAACCGACGCCGGCATCGGTGAGGAACCCCTCCTGCTTGGTGATGCCCTGGAGCGTCTTGCCCATGGCTTCGAGCAGCGCCTTACGGGGACTTGGCATCAGCCACCTCCCACTGCTGGGTCGACGCATCGCCCCGCAGCTGCTTGATGAGCTTCAGCTCCCGGCCGCTCCCGACGATGCGAACCACCGCCCCCTTACGCGGTGACACCTCGCTCAGCTGCAGCGTGATGCGGTCGAACAGGACCGGAATCGGTGCCAGGTCGTCGTCGGTGAACTGCTGCACGTCCTCGTCCAGGAGCACGGTGCAGGGGGTTTCCGCCCCTTCGAAGATGTAGCGCGCCGAATCGGCAACGCCGACGCCGTTGAACGACTTGAATGCGAGCGCGTCCATGCGCTGCAGAAACGCCTTCTGGTTCAAGGCAGTGGCCTCGCGGTTTCCATCGCCTTCTCCAGCTCGCGCTTCAGGTAGAAGGGCATGAGCTTCTTCCACGTGTCCTCGGCCATGCCGAAGATGTCGTAGCGCGGTTGGTATTTGGCGGTGTTGGTGAAGATGAAGACCGAGCGCACGGCCGAACCCCAGCCGGTGCCGATCCGCTCGTAGATGCCTGGCCGGAGCTTTCCGCGCCGCTTGGTGATCACGAAATACTCGCCACCCTTGGGTGCACGCGATCGCCGGCGCTTGGCACTGGTCGGCGTCTGGTTCTGGTACCGGTCCCGCTGGGCGCCCAGCTGCGATAGCAGCTTGGTGACCTGGCCGGCCGGCACGTTGCCGTACTGGTTGGGGCGCGCTCCCCGGCCCATCACCGCGAACTGGCTGGGCGACATCAGCCCCTTGCCCTGCAGCAAGCGCTCGAAGCCTTTTCTCCGGCGGGTGCCCCCCTCCACCTCGGTGAACAAGTACTTCGACGGCGGCGTGCCCTTGAACGCCTCGTCGCGGATGAAAATCTCTGCGTAAGGGCGTTCCTTGGTGGCCTTGCGGTAGAGCGCGGCGTTCTTGGTGAGTGGGGTCGGCCGGTCGAATACCTGCGGGGCACGCTGTTTCCAGCGCTCGCGGATCTCGAAGGCAACCTTGTTTGCCGCCTGTGACGCCGCAAACGGAAGTTGGCTGCGCTCCAGGTCGGTGAGCTGCCGGCCGAGTGCGTTGTCGGGGTCCACCCCGATCCTGATCTGGGCCATATGACCTCCAGCCCGGCCCGCACATGCGGACCGGGCCTTGGGCTTACTTCGCGCCCGGCTTCAGACGGATGACGGCATCCGGGCGGGTGTTGATGTTCAGCGGGTTGGACTGGCTCTCCAGCTGGATGCCCTTGTTCATACGCATCGGGGCGGTCTTGCTGTAGTACGGCAAGCCAATGCCGCGAACCGTTTCCAGGTAGTCCGCCGGTGCGAAGCGGGTCAGGAACATGTCCGGCACGCCCAGCGGGAACGCGATCGCCTCGTTGTCGGGGATGGCGACCTTGCTGTTCCCCGTGCCACCCGGCAGTTCCTCGAAGGTCACATCCCCGAAGGTGAAGACCTTGCGCAGGTCGGACCGCAGCGCAGCGCCATCCTGCCAGCGCTTGTAGGCCTCCTGCACTTCCGGGTGATCGACCAGCGCATCGAAGAAGCCCGCGCTGCAGAACACGTGGATGCCCGTATAGGGCACGCCACCCAGCTTGGCCTCGATCGCAAGCTTGATCGAGACGACCTTGGAGCGAACCCTCGAGTCCGGCTTGGTCAGCTCCATGCCGATCACCGACTGCTCCACGCCGAACTCGTCGTAGAAGTCCAAGATGACGGAGCCATCGGCATCCAGCAGTTTGCCCTGCAGGGCACCCATGCGGTGGTACTCGATCGTGTAGTCCAGGTCCCGCTTGTGGACAACCTGCAGCCCGTTGACCACCGCCGCCACGTTCGTGCCGTTCGGGTCGGCCGGGTCCCACACGCCCAGCAGCTGGTCGGCCATCACAGTCGAGTTCTGCGGCAGGTGAGTGGTTTCCAGCAGCTTGACCTTGCCACGGTCCAGGCCTTTGGGCTGGCCCGGCGAGCCGCGCGGGACGTTTGGCACCAGCACCAGCTTGTTGTCCTTGATGCCGATCTTGACGATGGTGGTTCCGACCAGGCCTTCTTCCTGGAAGAGGTTCATGTCGCCGATACGGGTGGAGATATGCGGCAGGTTGTTGATGTAGGCGTTCAGCTCGCCGAAGCCCAGCGCACCCAGCGCCAGAAGGGTCTGCAGTTCCATTGTGTTGGTCTCTCTCGAAAGGGGGGATACGAAAAAGCCCCGCCGAAGCGGGGCCGTGTGTCACGGGGTAGAGCCGGTTGACCCGACTCAGGCGGCGTCGATGGTGATGGTGTCGCTGGTGGCTTCAGCCAGATCGGTCGCGGTCACCTTCAGCGTGTACTCGCCGGCCGCGCTCAGCGAGGCCGCATCCCAGGTGACCACGCCACCCACAGCCGCCTTCGCGCCGCCGCCGGCGAGGTTGCCGGTACCGCTTGCCTTGGCCAGGGTCACGCTGATGGTGCTGCCGGTTACCAACGCGCCGAACACATCCTTGACGTGCGCCACGATCGGCTCGAGGACTTCGCCCGCCGTGCCGACCAGCGGGGTATCCGCAAACACCAGGTGATGAGCGGTGTTGGACGCGATGGGCGTTTCGGTCCAGCGGGTGATGATGCCGGACTCCGCCAGGCTGATGGCCGCCAGCAGCTTCTGGTCGGCGGTCACACCGGCGGCCCATGCCAGCTTCTCGCCGAAGACTTCGGCATCGCGGGCCACCGCAGCGCCCTCCACGGCCAGCGCGCCGGCATCGGTACCGGTTTCGACCGGGCCATAGAGCACCTTGACCGCATCGGCACCGTTCACGGCTACGGTGTTGTCCGCCTTCAGGAGCGTGCCGGCGGACAGCATGCCCTGCCCGGCAGGGATTCGGATCTTCTCGCGGCTGCGCTCGCCGTTTGCATCGGACAGCAGGAATTCGCCGGTGCGGGTGCCGGCCAGGGAAATCTCCATATCAGTTACCTCGATTCTTGTAGATGTGGGTGGGGTCCAGCTTCGCCTTCACTTCGGCGGCGCGTGTTTCGGCCGTGGTGGCCGGGTGTGCGGTGATGACCTGCGAATTGCGGCCCTCCTCCGCCTTCATCGACAACAACTGGGTGCGTACCGTGTCGAGGTCGGTGTTCGTTTCGATGAAGCTGGCCGCCAGCGCTTCGCCACCGGCCACGGTGGCCGCGCAGGCGTCCAGCACATCGTTTGCGTACTCGAGCGCGACAGCGCTGGCTTCGCCGGGCTGCTCACCACGACGGAGCAGGGCCATGCCGATC